TGGCTTGAATCTCTCCGACTTTTGTTAATAAAGCATCCAAGTCAGTTGTTAATCGCCTAAGTTTTGCGCTAAGAGTTCCCACATCACCAGCTGCTGCTACAGCATCAGCAATTGCACCGATGGCGGCAAGGGTAGCCTCATCACTCACTTTTGCAGGATTTCCAGACGTAAAGCTAGGACTGCCCGACGTATCGTATAGAGCAAAAGGCATAATTTGTGCATTCGGTGAAGGCTTAACGGCCATTTAACTACCTTCTTTCGGAATATTATCTTTACTCTGTCCTGCTCCAGAATCACCTTTGTTAAGCGTAGGAGCTGACTTTTCTCCAGGCAATTCCTTATCAATCAATTTGCGATATTTGTATATGGTCGAATTGCCCATTTCTTCATTTTCCATAGGAGGTAAACCTAATTCTGCTCTGCCTTCATCCATTGTCCTGAGTTCACTCTCAACCTCATTTCTCAAAGCAAGAGCCTTTTTCTGTATCTGATCCGCAGACTGCTCATATTTGAACTTAAGTTCAATATCGGTTGCTCCGGTACTCCAAATGAAATCATTTATCCCATCACGGATAAGTTCAGCTATCGGCCTTACTGATTCTTCATCACTGGCATTATCTCCTGATTCAGCAGTAGACCTGTTAATGTCAGCCGTTAGACCGAATTTCATGGGGGGCAAGTTAAATGCCTGTGCAATAATACGAACAAGAAGTGACTGCCATTGTAAGAATAAACCCTGGTCATCTTTTGCCCCTATATCGAGCACACCAACCCTGTCTGATCCTCCTACAATTGGTGTGTTACCTCTACCTGCTATTTCATTTGCCCAATATGCACGAAAAGCATTAACGTGATTAGGATCGGTTGACTTACCAAGATCAAGCATTTTTTTAGGGTTGGCCTTATTTACTGTATTGCCTGCGTAATCTCTTGCTCCAAGAAGATACTCAATTTCTCTCGCTGCTATCTCTAGTGGACTAAGACCATAAGGGAAGTGTGTCGATGGGTTAGCCATCAAATACGTTATATCCTCGTTATCCAGTGGTACCCCATACGGATCTCCTGTTGGACGAGGAACCATCTGGTAATAACGCGGTCCAGTTCCGTCCCAACCGGAAACAAAATGAATTGTTGAACCATCTACAGACCACATCCACGCCCGGCCATTTTCATACTTAGGCTCAAAAACACCAGCGTCCAGCACAAGAATGTCTTCAACTACCCTCATAACAAACTGCATCCATGTTTCCGTAGGGTTAGGCTTGCGGAGCCAGTCCGTCCATTTTCTGATCTCGTTTTCATGCTTCTTCTTATCCCTAACACCATCTCGAATTGAGATGTGCCAGGGCATCGAAGCGACCTGGTTTTTTATTACGTTGATGCCCCGGCGCGGAATCGGTGACCTTGCAAGTTTACGTAAATAAAAATGGTTTATTCCCTTTGGCTGTGGTATATTGGCCTGGTTAGGAGTTACAAAAAACCAGGGGAAATTATCTGTTTGCTGTGGCGGCGGTGCTATCATTCTAGCTATTTTTGCACGAATTTTATTTAACACAGCTTCACCGCCCTTACTTCATAACTTTTCTGATGACCTCACGCCATTTGTTTTTCCAGATCTCAATATCGAAACACTCAATAGCCATTTGCCTATTTCTTTCTCCGAATTTTTCACATATTTCCTTTGAATTCAGTAGTCTTTTCAGAGCATCGGACAGTTTTTGGTGGTTAAGGTCAACTACCAAACCATTCCAGTTGTCAATCACCAGGTTGGGCAGACCACCGGCCGGAGTTGTGATTACAGGTAAACCCGTAGCCATTGCCTCCAAACAAGATAAGCTTGTCCCCTCGGCAGCCCGTGTTGGTACGATTACAATATCACTCTGCTGATAAATCTCCGACATCTCCTCGGGTTTGCGCCAAATAGTTTGTATGTTCGTTTTACCATCTGTCATCTGCTGTAGTTGTTCTTCCTGGTCCTTCTCTGGTCCACCATTACCACAGCACAGGAAGTCAACTTCCGGGAATTGGGCAGCAAGCCAAAGAAAATCATTAACCCCGCGAACTGTTGATAGTCGGCGGGGATAAAGAACCCTGATACGTTCCCAGTCTCTCTTTTCAGGCTCTATAGGCTTAAACACCTCAGTATCGACGAAGTTAGGTATAACGTGAATCCGGTTTTCGTCGCCTGGGGATAAGGCTGCAACCACTCCGCGCACGTTGGTATCCACAGCAACGCAAGCGCTCGGCGCAGTGAATCCGTAAAGTTGACGTCGGAAGAACTCGTTACGCTGTTCTGGATTAGCGAGTCTAACAGTATTACTTGGAAAATCCCAAAAGATACCGTGACTAATTGAAATAGCCGGTAAACGTACTTCAGGCCAGCACATGAACGTCGCGAACATTATGCGTAAATCAAAACTTACTGTCATCTCGTTAAACATATAGTTAAGCGTCGGAGCAGTTGAGAACTCCCAATTGTCCTCAGTCGGAATACATACAACCGGAACACCGTAGAAATCCTTTTGTATGGTGTGGGTTGGGTAGCTTTTACCGTCCGGACCGATATATCGCGGATTAAGTGGCTGAAATACCTGTACAGTATGACCGTCTTCTTGGAGCATGTGGCAGAGTTCGATTAAGTACCTCTCGGCACCACCCATGATTACCCTATCCTCACCGTCGAATTCAACGGTTTTATGAAAAACAAATGATGTTAATATTGCAATACGCATAACACGATCCCCCTCAATTAATTTTCCCCTTAAATATTTAATCGCAAGGTAACACGGTGTAAGGGGGAACACCGCTTGGACTGGCCTGTCCTACCTTGCGAAAAATTAACTATTTATTCTTGGATTGCGGCTAAACAATAAACGAGGTACGAGTCAGATATTTCAGGACCAAAACGTTTAGTCCATTCTTGGCCTAAAAAACCTGTGCCTACCAACACCAAATCCGCTGACTTATGTATATATTCAAGATCGTAGTCGGTAAAATCTGCTTCATCTTTCCAAGGTGCTGTAGTCTTTTTCTTGGCGTTGCGGTAAGCAACACAATCGGTGTTTGGTACGATGTTCAAAACATATTTACCAGATAGAGAAATCATATTACCGATAATTCTGGTTATCTGTTCCGAATCGTAGTGTTCCAGCACTCCTGAGCTGTAAACAAGGTCATACTTTTCATATGTTTCAAAATTATCCAAGGAAACGTTATGTAAATAAGGTGCTTGTTTTCCCTGTGACAATTCAGTTGATTGGTCAATTCCTTCGGCGTCAATACCTATTGAACGTAACGCTTCGACAAGTTCAGACGAACCATAACCAATTTCTAAAGCTGTTTTAATACCCCATGACTGAACCATACTCTTAAATTCTTCTATATACGCTTCATCGTTAAATGTACTCACGATACACCTCCTTACATCGAAATACCCCCATACTGAAACGCGTTGCCGCCGTCAACCATCTCACAAATCCCTGTGAGACAATCCGCGCAATCATCAAATTTATTCTTACCCTCTTTTTGGAATTCTGTTATATGCCGGTGAAACTCGGGCCACTTATAATTCCAGCCCTGGGGGAAGAATATGTGATTAACAATAAACCCGCTATTAGTTAGTATACGTGCTATTTTATTTTCCGACTGATGGAACCACTCGATGATTACACTTCTTGTTTGATGCCTATCCCAAATCAATCTCTCTACATTCCGTGCGAAACCTTTACCACCGTTATTACTCTCAATCTTGCATGAGTTAACACGGTTCCTGACAAGAAAGTCTGCTGTTTCAGGTTCTGTGGTCTCCATAGCCGCTTGAGTGTAATAAACGTCAAGTAACCACGCTTCACCCTGATATACACCGGCTGCTATGGAACATAGCCAGTCACTGCCTTCATCGGCCGTGTCAGTGTAATTTATAATGCGCTCAAATAAAGGATAACCCATTTCATCGCGGGGGATATCTGTATATTCTTTTAGCCCCTGATATAATCTCCCCTGAATATCTACCGGTTCCTGGTGATAGTTAGCACGGAATATTGCTGAATCCATATTTTCAGGATTGGACAGAAACATATACCTCTTTTTGTTCAAAAGGTCTGTACAGAGCATGGTATCCGTTTTTTCGTTGTACGCCTCCATCTTCAGGACGTACCATTCCGTAGCATCAGGACCGCTGAGTATTCTACCGCATAGGTCTTTCTTTGCCCACCTTGTCATATTGACTATCTCAATGGGCTCCCCACCTTTGGCTGCTACACGGGAAAGAAACGTGCCTGTGTACCAACGCCATATCTTGTCAAGGTGGGCCTCGTTGTATGCTTCCTCTGCGCCTTTAAGTGGGTCATCTACAAGTAGTATGCTGGCGCCCTTCCCGGTAATACCACCGCCGACGCCGGAACCAAGATAGCTGAAATGTTGGCCGGCTAGAGCCCACTTCTCAAAACCGCCATGGCCTTCTTTGATTTTAGTATCGGGGAATATATCACTGTAAACAATCTCATCAGGTTCATTTCTTTGAACAGTGATGCCGTCCCGTGTGTAACGTGAGAAATCCCCGGCCGTGTTGTCGTTATAACTGGCCGTGATAATTTTCTCTGCCGGATTCTTTCCAAATATCCAATCTGCAAAGTTTACAAGAGAACGGCTCTTACCGTGCTGCGGGGGTATGTTCATAATCAGTTTTTTGCATACCTCGCAACCCTGGGGAGCATCGTCTAAACTCTCTACGATAGTCCAACCCTTAACCGGAGGGAAACGTACTATGCGGCCTTCGTATAGAGCCTGTAGTGACTCGCATATCTGCCTTAGGTGTGGTCTATCGTCGGTATAAAATTCTGGTGCTATGACCTTAGAGAAATCCCAGAAGGACTGTCTGGCTAATTCTATTTTAGCAAGCCTTTGTATAGCCTTTCGTTGTGCTTCTGTTAGGTTTCTAGCCATAAAATCACCTTCTTATTGTTTTGGCGCTTATAAAAAATTGAAAAAATTTTTGACGTGCTTATTAACACGAAAAACTTCTGCCGCAATTAGACCGTGGTGGGTAGTTGTACGGTTATTGTAAATATTTTACTTTCAACTTTTACTTAGCAATTTTTTAAAATTTCTCGGATCCCTTTACGGCGACTACAACAGACCCGGCTTTGTTTTTTAACCGTGGTGGGGTTGTGGCAACGTCTGGCTACTTGACTAGTGTTGTCTATCGACAATAACCCTATTTCTTATCTAACATAATTGCATTGTGTTAGATAAGAAACCTAGTAAAATCAAGGGTTTTTATGTTGTTTTAGAAAATACCTTATTGCAATCTAACATAATATGATATATAATATACTTAAGTTAAATTATTAAAGGAGGTAACAACAATGGAATTTGTTCAGCCAATCCGTGACACCAAGAAGCTTGAATCAATGAAAAAGGTACTGCTGGCCGGTCCGTTTGGTCAAAGGAACCATCTTCTCTTTGTGCTTGGCATTAACTCAGGACTAAGAGTGTCTGACCTGTTAAGCCTGAAACTATATGACATTGTAGACGAGAAAGGCCACCCGATGGACCGTATTAAGCTACGTGAAGGTAAGACCGGCAAAGGCAAGGACTTTCCGCTAGGTAAGAACGCTCAGAAGTCTATCAAGGACTACTACGCATCACTGGATAACCAGGAGCCAGAGCAGCCGGTATTTCGTAGCAGGAAAGGCGGTCCGATATCCCGTGTTCAAGCCTGGCAGATCCTTAGTGACGCCGCTGAATCAGTTGGTATTACAGATTCAATTGGCACTCACACACTACGTAAGACCTTTGGTTACCACGCTTACCTGCAAGGCGCTGATATAACCAGGATACAGAAACTACTCAACCACAGTTCACCTGGAGTTACACTCGCATACATAGGAATCACTCAGGATGAACTTGACGATATAGTATTAAACCTCAATCTCTAACCCAGTATTAATACTGGGTTTTTCTTTTTCTAACCTGATTTCAATACCCCTCCCTGTTATAACGCCATTAGGTTGCTGTTCAAACGCCAACGCCCGAAGTTCTGCCACCGTTAGCCCGGCTAAGCTGACATTATTGTGATCCAGCCTACCGCTAAACTCCTGCGATACTCTGTCTTTATATTTCTCTGGCATAGCGCCCTTCATGAGGAAAATAAGCAGGGTATCTGAATACTCCCGCACTACACCAACCTTCACCCCACGTTGATACACTGGCTTGTCTACACCTTCTACGGCCCTTCGCCTGGCCTCCTGCTCTAACCTATCACAGGCTTGCTGCTCTGCCAACGCGAAGGCATCTGCATAGTCCGAATCTGACTTCAGCCAGTTGGTATGACTCTTCCTACAAACTCCTGATATTTCAGCAGCCCTTGTCACTGTCCCAACCTCTGCAAAAGCTGCTAGGAACGCGCGTTTTTTATTATGTGTAATACCAGGGAAAAGACTCTCATACCGCTCTACTGGTTCTTCTCGCTCAATACTAATATTCTTTTCTAATAATAATTCAGCCTCAATTTTTTCAAGTTGCTCTATATCGCTTAATTTATCTTCTGATTCTATTACCTTATTATGTTTTTGGTTCGGTTCGTTTTTTGGTTCGGTTCGCTTTTTGGTTCGGTTCGCTTTTTGGTTCGGTTCGCCTTTAGTTCTCTGCTCACTTCTCCAGCGCTTTACAGTTCCTTCAGGTACCCCAAACTTTTCAGCCGCCTGCTTGACGGTGGTTTCCTCGGCATACTCAAGTATTTGTTTTTTCTGCTCTTTATCTCGCTTTGCCAAATCCACCACCTCAAAACAAAAAGAGCCCGAAGGCTCTCTAAATATCAATGCTATAAATATAACACACCTTTTACAAAAAAACCGTCTACAATTTTTCCAAAATACAATTTACACTGCCCTCAAAACTTCTATGCCAAACAACCTAATAGCAAACTTCCTGATAGCTACATTCCTGATGTTGTAAACGCTTTGCTTGCTGCCATAGCCAATTTGTTTGGCAATATCCTCCTTGGGAACCCGCTCTATATACCATTTCCACAACACGGTTTTGTATAATCCACAGCCAGGTTCTAAACTAAGCTCGTCAAGAATAATGTTTATTTCTTCTAACTCTTCTTGGGTCTTAGCTTTGTTATTTGTAAGGGTCTGAATCTCAAACAGCAAATTTATAGTTGCATCAAATTTACCACTCCTGATTCCGCTCTCATCCAGTTTCACGGCACTACCGGTGCTCGGTCCTGCATTAGACACAAGTTTGCCTATCTGCCTATCCATGTTCTCAATGCTCTGGTATATATCTTTATAGTGCTTTAAAACATTCTCAGCCTCTCTGATATAGTTCAAATTCCACCCTCCTCACACTTCTCAATCCTAGCTTTGACTGCTTCTAACAAAGCGTTTTGACCTTCAGCCTTGCCGGACAATACCCTCATAACATCCTCATCAATTGTATTTTCAACAACTAGATGGTGAACGATAACACTCTCAGTCTGGCCTTGTCTGTCTAGTCTGGCGTTAGCCTGTTGGTAAAACTCCAAAGACCAGGTAAGCCCAAACCAAACTATTATGTTTCCACCTGTCTGTAGGTTTAATCCGTGTCCTGCTGACGCCGGATGTGCTAACAGCACTTGTATTTTACCGCTATTCCAGTCTTTAATATCTTTCGATGTTTCTAACGCTCTTGGTTTTAATTTTTCCAAGTGTTTTTTTATCCGTTCAACGTCATGCTTATAGTTATAAAACACTAAAACTGATTTACCATTGGCGGATTCAACCAGGTCTCCCAAAGCTAACAGCTTGGCCTTATGAATCTCTTGGACACCTCTGTTCTCGTCATATACTGCCCCGTTAGCCAGTTGCAAAAGTTTGTTAGACAATACCGCTGCAGTGTCGGCTACCACATCACCATTTGCAAACGGTAAAAGCATTTCCCTTTCCATCTGTTCATATTTGCCCATCTCGGCTTTAGACATTTTGACATTCACTGTGTTATCGATTCTCTCTGGCAGGTCTAACCAATCTTCTGCCGACATACTGACACATATGTCCGACAGCTTTTCGTAAATGGATTCTTCTGCGCCTTCTTTTGGCCTATAGCTAAATATTGTTGTTTGGTTACGCTTATCCGGCTCAAAGTATCTGTTTCGATACCCGGTTATGTTTTTGCCTAATCTCTCCCCACGGTCCAGTAAATAAACCTGTGCCCACAAATCGACTAGCCCGTTAGGGGCTGGCGTACCGGTGAGACCAACAATCCGTTTTACAACAGGTCTAACTTTCCGGAGTGCTTTGAATCTTTTAGCCTGGTGATTTTTAAAACTGGATAGCTCGTCTATCACAACCATGTCAAACGGCCAAAGTTTTCCGTATAGTTCGACCAACCACTCAACGTTTTCTCTGTTGATAACATAAATGTCTGCTCTTTGGTTTAACGCTGCCATCCTCTCACGTTCTGAACCAAGCACTTTTGATATTCTTAAGTATTTTAAGTGGCCCCATTTTTCTGCCTCTGTACTCCAAGTGTCCTCGGCTACTCTCAAAGGCGCTATGACTAAAATTTTCACAACGTCAAAATAATTATGCAGCAATTCCGACGCAGCTGTCAGTGTACAAACTGTTTTGCCCATACCCATGTCAAGAAACAGTCCTGCTGCTGGATATTTTATGATTATGTCAATCGCGTATTCTTGGTAAACGTGAGGTTTAAAAATCATTTTTCAAATACCTCTTTGATAAATTCTTCAACGCCTGCCAGCGAATCTATTTTATAAAATTCAAAACCCAGTGCTTGGATTTCTTTTGCCCTTTTTTCCTGTAGTGGCCTTAATTCTTCACCCGGCGCCTTTAATTCCACAAAAACAGCTTTACCCCCCGGGATTAATACAATCCTGTCTGGCACTCCTGCAAGCCCTGGCGAAACGAACTTGTATGCCCTACCGCCCCGCTTTTTTACCCCTTGCCGGATTCGTTCTTCAATCCTGCTTTCGTTCACTTTTCACACCTCTGAAAAAATATTTTTCCAATTAATTTTTATAAAAACATTTTTTACCTTCAATGTTAAAAAGTTTAGGGTTGACGGAGTTGACGGGTTTTT